GGCCACCTGAGTGATGATCAGGTAATTGCTCCGGGAGAAAATCGTGCCCACGTAGTGGCTCACCCCGGTGTAGTACGTGCACCACTGCTTTCCGAGGTCCGCGTCCACCTCCTGCACGATGCCCTGCGGGTTCGTGCGCCAGGTGTGCATCTGGAATCCGGGCACCACCACCGTGTCGGCCACGTTCACGAAGTTGCCCGCCGTGAGCCCCGTCGTCGTCGTGAACGTGTTCGCCGCTCCGTTCACGCTCGCCACGATGTACCCGCCCGATCCCGTGACGCCTCCCGTCCACGAGATCGTCACCGCGTCCCCGGCCTCGATGTCCGCGACGGATGCGCATGCGAACGTGATCTGCTGGATCGTCAGCGCGGTGCCCGTCGCCGTGCCCGTCGCGTTCTGGCTGATCGTGAGCGTCGTGCCGCTCCCCGTGAGGATGATCGTCCCTGCCGGGATGTTCGATCCCGTGATCGACAGTCCCGCCCACGTCGCGGATGCTCCCGCCACTCCCGTCACCTGATTGGACCCCGTGTTCGTGCTGCCCGTCTTCCCCGTCACGCCCACGCTGCCCGTCGCGACGGTGGTGGCGAACCGGTTGCCCGTGACGATCGTGATCCCGGTGTTGTTTCCGTCGATCCCGTACTGCAGCAGCCCGCCGACCGGCGACCCCTGCCCGCTGTACCCCGCCTGCACGTTGAGGCACTGCGCCGGCGATCCCTGCGAGTCCATCACCGAGAGGCTTGCGACCACCGCGTTGATCGTGCCCGACGAGTTCCCCACGTAGCTCGCCACGTACAGCAGCCCCGGGTTGCCCGCGAGGTTGTTGAAGAAGTCCGTCACCACGTCCGGCCCGTACACCCCTGCGTTGTAAAACCCTCCGAACGTGACCGCGAACTGCGAGGGTGAGCTGATCGGAATGGCATAGTTGAACTTCCGCTGGAAGTGCCCCATCACGCCGCCGATGGCGAAGTTCGCCGGCGTCACGACGTTGGCCCTCCTGGTGGCGAGGTCCTGCCCTCGGACTCCGAGGATCTGACTGATCAGTGCCGGCATCGCTTTACGCCTCCTGCACCGTGAAATCCTGCTGCTGGTTCAAGAACTCCGGGTGAGTGATCACCCACCTCGGAACCGTCTTGGTCTGGTGCGGCGTGAACTCGATCACCGTGTGATCCAGCCTGAGCTCGTGCGAGCGATTCCACCGCCACGTGAGGCGCACCTTTGCCTCCGTCGTGTTCATGGCAGCGTCAACGTCTCCTGCACGTTCACCACCTGCCCGCTGGTCCCTGCCACTGCGGGCGGAGTCGGAAGCAGCCATACGTCCTCCCTCACCTCGATTTCCAGAGTGTACTGGACTTTCGGTATGAGTTCCACGGGGTCGGTCGGCTCGATCTCCTCCGCCCGGTCCCTCCACGTGAACTCCAATTTCGCCCCATTCACCCACACGACGTGTCGGCTCAGCCACCACCGAATGACCGAGGCCGCGGCCGCCTGCGCCTGCCCCTGCACGGCCGTCGCATCGATCTGGACGATCCACTTCTCGTTCCGGCCCTCCGTGAGCAACGCCGGCCCCGAGGGCCCCCAACAGATCACCGTCTGCTGGAAATCGTGCCCCAGGAGGATCGGCTCCGGCTCCTGCGACCACACCACGATGCCCGGCAGCGGCGGGGACTGCTCCGTGCGCGCCACCTGCACCGGCACGCTCACATATACCTGCGCGCCGGCATGCGCATATTTCAGCGTCCCCCCGTCATACGTGCTCTCCAGTTGCGCCACCGGCCCGTTGACGTTCGACAGCTGGTGTGTCTCGCTGTTCACCCCGTCCGATATCAGGATGACCGCGTACCGCTGCAAGAACGCGTAGCTCCCCGTGACCGTGATCTGCTTGTCGCCCGCTCCACCCGTGACTGTCCCGATGGCGATGCCCTGCCCGAAGGACTGCAGGAACGCCGCCTGCAACCCCGTCTGCACCCCGGTCATCACGTCGATGGGAAAATCCTCGTTGTTCGCCACCATCCACGAGATCACGAGGTAGTCGGAATTGCTGCCGAGGTACGTGATCCGGATGCGCGACAGGCTGGTGGTCCCGAACAGCGCGATCGGGATCGTCACGTGCGTGAACGTCCCCCACGTCGGGAACAGGTACGGCTTCCCGTCCCCGAAATCGATCTGATACAAGAAGTCGCTCTGCTGGTCGAACTGCTCTCCGCCCTGCCGCACGGAGAGGCACGAGAATACCACTTCCTCCGCGCTGGACGCGTCGAAGCTGATCGTCTTCTGCACGTACTGCGTGCCTGGAGTCTTGCCCGCGGCGAAGCTGAACAGCACGCTCTGTGACTGCCCGCCCGCGCAGAAATCCGGCCACGTATTCGCCGGCATCACGGCGGCCCCACCTGCCGCGCTCCATCCGCTCGGGTCTGTGAGGGGGTCAATCGTGACGGTCAAGGATCCGCCTCTCCTGCACCGTGTACCGTTGCATCTCCACCAGCCGCGCCTCGCGCTGGTGATTCAACAGCTCCGTGAGCGCCGCCTTCATCTTGGGCGCCCGGTGCTGCGCCCTCACCTTGCGGATCGCCCGCTCCCACGCGATGCGCAACGCCGGCCGCGGAGGAAGCGCGATGATCGTACCCCCCCGTTTGATGAACGCGCCGTGCTCGTGGATCCACAGCAGCGCGTCGAGCCGTATCCGCTTCCCCTTCCCCTCGTGGTGGTGCGCCCGCTTCGACACCATGACCGCCACCGTCGTCTTCTTGTGCCCCCCGCCGTACGGCCGCACGTACAGCGAATTGATGAGCGTGTCCCGGTGGTAATCCCCGAGTCCGTACAACGGCGTGCTCGGCAGCACCATCTTCTGCCGCCGCTTCGCGCTCACCGTCGCCGGCCTCAGCTTCCTGAGCCCCAGTCGGTTGTTCCGGATCCCCTGCTGGAACTCCTGCACCACCATCACCGCGGCCTTGTTCGCGTTCGCCACCTCCGCCTTGACGCACAACTCCCCGGCCTTGCTCACCGCTTTCAGCTTCGCCTTGAAGTTGTTCGTGAACACGAACCGAAACCCCTTCCCGTTCTGCGCCGCCATCTCATTCCCTCTTGGTGAGCCCCAGGACGATGTGCAGATCCGTGTCCGCGAACCGCGTGGCCCGTTGCTTGTACCGGATCTTGTGCTCGAGGGCGACGTCATCCAAGTTGTAGATCACCGCGGTCGACCTCAGCGTGTCGATCGCCGAGAACTCGATTCCCGCATCGATCCAATCCTTCATGGGCGTCCACGCCAGCCGGTCGCACCGCTCGTACACGCCCGCGCGGTCGAGCTCCCGCTGGTTCGGATCGTAGATGATCGGCCACGCGTTGATGACGATCCCACCCGCCTGCGTAAACTGCGCGATGGACTGGTACGTGTCGCGCACGATCCCCGTCTCCCCGTGCAGGAACACCATCAGCGGAGTGATGCAGTACATCTTGACCTGCCGCTGCACTTCAAGGAGTGCCGCATCTCGCTCGCTGAGCATACTCACCGCGCGCGCCTCCGGCCCTGGTGGCGGCCCCGTCCCTTCGGCAGCCGTACACGGTTCGCCTCCACGTCCACCATCGCCCCGCACTTCGCGTTCGGACACTGCTCCATATCACGGCCGTCCACGATGAACTGGCATCCGCAGCTCGGGCACTTCGCCACCGCCATCGCCTGCATCTGATCGCTCATCCCGCGGCTCCCGTCATGTACTGCCGCAGCAGGGAATGCGCACGCCGCGCCAGGCTGTTGCGGATGTTCGTGTACAGCCCCCGCTTCCCTCCGTCCCGGCTGTACCCTTGGAACGATGCGTTCCCTCCCCCCGTCTGGTCTGCGATGTGCCCCAGTGCCACCTCCGCCATCAGGTACATCATGGCCGTCGCCACGTCGACCGGGCAATTCGCGTACCCCACCTGGTACTGGATGCGGATGTTCCGCTGCCCCTTCCAGAAAATCGGGGTGTACGTCGATTCGTTGAAGTTAGCCTTGGCTTTGATGATCCCCTCGTCCGCGATCATCACCACCGCGCTCGGCGTGAGGTAATAGAGGTTGGAGTCCACGTTCGTGTAGCTGATATTCAACAGCTGCACCACCGGCCGGCGCCGCAGCGCCAGGATGCTCGATCCGTTCCCGTCGTAGTACTCCGTGACGGTGGTGATCGCGTTGAACTGCTGCCGCGTCCACCTCTGCACGTTCGGAAGGATCTCCCCGCTCAGCACGTTCGCCAGCCACTCGTCCGTGAGCACCGCGTTGAACGTGAACGTCAACTGCTGCACCCCGGTCCCCGTGGCCGGCTGCGTCAGCGTCAGCGTCCCCGCTACCGGGTCCACCACTCCGATCGCCAGCACGAACGTCGAAAGCGGCGACGTCGCGATCCCCGTCCCCGTCACCTGCATCAGCGCATCGAGTTGCGTGGTGTTGATCCCCGTCACGATCGCGCTGCCCGGTGACAACGTGCCCGAAAGCGTGATCGTCTTCTGCCCCGCCGCCACCGCTCCGATATCGGGGTACCCGTAGAGGAAGTTGCGAACGTCGCTTGGAGCCGGAAGTCCGAGGAGTCCCTGCACGGCCTACCTCACGCCATGATCGCCGGGCGCGCGCCCTCGATCTCCGTCCGCCACAGCACCCATCCCATGCGCTCCAACGCCCTGCGCTCGTCCGGCTTCGACGTCGTGACGAATCCGCGCTCCGCCTTGAGGTACCGATCCGGTATCCCCACCAGCGCCAGGCTGCCCGTGTACCCGCTGCCGTCGAGGTCCGGATGGCGGAACGTCAGGATCGCCCCTGGAGCCTCTGGCGACGGCGTGAGCGGTCGGTGATAGGACAACTGCGGCAGGAGGTCTTGTGGCGTCACTCGGCGCGTCTGCGACGGCTCCGGCGGCTCTGCGCTCGGCCGCGGCTTCCGCGCCTTGCGAACGATGGGCGGGGTCGCCGCCTTCGCAGCTTCCCCGCCCCTGTCTTTTCTCGATACGAGCACAGCCGGCGGCCTACGCCACCCGCAGTCCCCGGTTGATGTAGCACGTCTGTTCGAAGGCGTCGATCAGCGTGCCGTACGTCTTCACGAGGAACGGCAGGTTGTCGTCCGTCTTCGCCAGCGGCTCCATCGTCGCGAGTCCCTTGAACCGCGACCCCTCGGTGTTGGTGTAGGCGAACCGACCCATCCCCTGTATCTCGTCGAGATCCCACAGGATGACGTTCTCCATCACCACGCTGTTCGTGGCCACGAGGGGCACGTCCCCGGTCATCGCGAAGGTGACGCTTGCCGTGATCGTCGGCACCACTCCACCGAGCGTTGCCGCGCTTCCCACGTTGACGCCGTTCATCTGACCGATCGTCGGATTGATGGTCGTCGGCGTGGTCGTGATCTGGACGCTCGTCACCTTGTCCTGCGGCGTGCCGTTCGCGTCGTACAGCTGCGCGGGGATCTGCAGTACCACCTTTTCCCCGCTCGCCGATGACCCCGCGTACACCTTGTAGAACGCCGCGCCCGTCACCGCCGTCCATGACAGCGTGACCGTCGACGTCGAGTTCGTGGTCGCCGTGGTGGCCTCCGCGGATGCCTGGCTCTCGCCATCCCATCCGATGTAGCTCACCATGAAGTACCACGTGGACGCGCTGATCGTTCCACCCGCGCCACCCACTGCCGTGCTGACGGTGCCCATCTGCGCCTGCGGCCTCATCAGTCGGCTCTCGATGATCGGCACGTTGCGGTACGCCTGGAGGCGCCATCCGCCGTTGATCATGATGGTGTCCAGCCCGTTGCCCGCCTGGTTCTGCACCAGTCGGACGTTGGCGAGGATCCTGCTGACCAGCGATGCCATCTCGGGGCTCATCAGGAACGCCTTGCGGTGCCTCTGCCCCTGCTTGCGGGTGTTGAAGTCGATCATGTCATCGAGGAACTTGAGGTTCGCCGGCACGCTCCCGCCCTGGCTCTGGTTCACCCGGTTGGGCACGGTGCCGCTGGTCGTCAGGCTCCCGATGAGGGAATCGAGTCCCGTCCAGCTCATCGCGTCGGAGTTCTCGCTGCCGAACACGTTGAGCATGTTGATGTCGAACACGTGCGCGGTCAGGAAGTTCTCCATCTCCTGCGCCACCACGTCGATGTAATCGCGGGAGGCGTCCTGCAGGAACACGGTGACCGCGCCCTTCCTGCGGAGAACCTTGAGGTTGCGCCCCGTTCGCACGTAGGCGCTCTGCGTGACCGGCGTCGTCGCCCCGTCTCCCATGAGTCCGTTGGCCGCGGGCAGGGCGGTCACGCGGTTGAACTCCGCGTATTTGCCTGCCACCTTCTTCGGCACGATCATGGCAATCTCGGGCGCCAGTGCCACCATCGTGTTGGTGATCAGGCGCTCGAGTACCTGCGGGGTGAGCGGGCCGCCCGACGCAGTGGCCGCAGTCAACGCCTTCTGCACGAGGCTCTTGGCGAACTGCGGATTCTGGTTGTAGCGGCGAAGAAGCTCCATGTGCTTCTCTCCTTTGCTTGGATTTCAGTCGGGGCTACTGCTCGTCAGGACCGATGTTGGGATTCCACAGGTCTCCCGCGATCTCGGCCATCCCGCGCGTCAGCCCGCGGAGGTTCTTGCGCACACGCTCGGACGGGGACAGCGCCCCCTCCTCTCCCACGGAGGTGCTCGATCCTCCCTGCCCCTTCGATACCATCGAAAGGGCACGAGCGAGCTCCTTCACCACGTGGTCGGTGTCCGCCGGCATGGTGCCTACGGCCCTGCGGGGCGCTCGGGTCTGTCGTTCGAGCGCCTTGGTCACACCCAGGCCGTCCAGCATGTCGGTGAGAACCTTCTGCTGCATGTTCTGCTGGTCGGCGATCTGGCGCAGTGCCTTCGTGACACTGACCAGCGCCGACGTCAGCGGGTTGATCTGCTGTGACTTTTTGATGTTCTTCCCGAAGGCCATGCGCAGGATGCTTTTCACGATCGTGTCGATCCCTTCGTCACCCACGCCCGGCCCTCCCAGGTTGGAATCCTCGTACTCGGGCAGGTCCTCGATGCGCTCGTCGGCCTTGCCGCTGCCGGTCGACGCATCCGGATCCCCGACGATGATGGCCTTCACGGTGCGCGCAGGGTTCGGCGCGGCGTTCGCCGGCGCGCCCTGCATCCGCTCGGGGAAGGTGTCGTCGTCACCGTCGTCATCTTCCTCCTCGTCCCGCACCACGGCGGCCTCCTCGTCTTCCTCCTCCTCCTCGCCCTCGACCCTGGAGGGCTGGGGAGATCCGGGGTCGAAGATCGGCCCCACCACCTTGCTGCCGCCCACCGCGCGATCGCGCGTCTGGTCGCCCATCTGCACGGCCTGCGGGTTCCCCGGCGCGGCCGGCGCGGCCGGCTGCGCGCCCTGCGCTCCGCCTCCGCTCATGGACAGGATCTGCGACAGCTCGCTCTGCATGCTGGTCAGGATCTGCATCTCCTCGGAGGAGAGATCCTTCATCACACGGCCCCCGTCACTGGGCATCGCCGTGCGGCGCGTCTGCGCTCCGGACTGGTTGATTTTCGGCATCGCTGCCCTCCTTCAAGCGTGCTGCGATCTTCTGGATCGCGCCATGGAGTCGAATCAACCTTGCAAGGCGACTCTCGCCTGCGGCCGGTGCTTCGGACTCGTACACTTTGGAGGGCGACGGCAGCGCCGTTTCACCTTCCGAGTCGTCTCCCGTACGGAAGACTTCTGGATGCCCGAGTATACACCTGAGCATCAGTTCTGTGTACTCCCCCAGGACGCTCCTCAGCCGATCCTCCTTGTCCGGCTCCGCGGACCCCATGATCGTGCCGATGTAGTCCTCCAGCGCGTCCTGCAGCTGGTACTTCTCGTCATAGTAGTCCCGCTGCGCCGCGTTCTCCGCGATCGCGTCCTGCAGCCCCCCGGCCAGCGCCTTTCGGATCGCCTTCGCCTCCGGCAGCCCGAGTGCCTTCATCACCGCGCTCGCCACGCTCGTGCGGTAGGCGGGGTTGCGAACGAGCACCACCCCCGTCAGCTTCACCTCGTCGATCACGCGGCGGCCCTGAGAGTCCATGTAGTTCAGCCCGCCATCCGGGATATCTCCCTCGATCGAAAACCCGAACGAACGCGGGTTGTCGTACGGCGGGAGCCCGTTCGCCTGCTTCCAAATGTCGTCGATCTTCTCCAGCTTCACCGGCCCCACGCCATCCCCCGAGTCGTACAGCCGGTAGCTTGTGTACCAGTCCATCGCCTCGTCGACGTGGAACGAAACGAGCTTCCCTATGTCCTCGGAGTAATTGACGTCATGGTGATCGGGATAGAGGAGGATGTTCCCGCTGTTCGCCTGCTCCACGAAACTGCGGATCGCGTGCTCCGTCATGCGCTCGCCGTGGCCGTCCAGAGAAATGCCGCTCGACACCCCTTCGAGGTATCGCCGCCGCGCTCCCCCCTCTGACTTCTCCACCACGGATGCCCGCGGAGACGGCAGGGGGTGAAACTTGAACGTGATTTTCCGGACGCCCGTTGTCGCCGTGCTCATTTCGCAACCCTCACATTCCAGCGGTAATCTACCTCGCAGTGGCAACTCGCCACCTCCGAAATCGGAGCCGCGGGGTCATGCGGGTGCTGCATCTCCACCTTCTCCCCCGTCGCCTTCCACTTCGGACGCCCGCGCGTGCTCGTCCCGTCCCGGATGTACACCGGCACCTGGAACGGCTCCTCCAGCTTCACCGTGCGCTTGTTCATCCTCGCGTGCCCAGGCCTCGGCACCTCGGACAGGTTCGGATGGTGGATCCACGTCTTCACGCCCATCACCACCTGAGGGTTCCGCGCCACCAGCGCCCGCACGTACCCGTGTTTGATCTCCGAGATCACCGCCCGCACCTCGGTGTCTGCGATCGTGCGCACGTTCCGAGGCACTCCTCCCAGTTCCGGATCTCTCTTGGCGTATGCGTCGAACACCTTCGCGACATGCTGCTGGAACTTCACCACGAGCTCGGGGTTCATCCTTCCCGCGTGCCACCCCTTGCGGTACTGCATCGTCGGCGTGCCCTCCATGATGAAGTCGAGCACTGCCTTGCGCAGCCCCCGCGTCAGCTGGTCGCGCAGTGAATCCGTGAGCAGCTTCCCCCGCTCCGCGCCCTTGCGCACCCACACGCTGCGCCCCGGCAGCACCTCGGAAATGTCCGGGACGCTGACGGGCGTCTTCGTGTACTTCCCGATCTTCCCCGCCGCCACCGACAGCTTGCCCTTCTTGATTGCCCCGACCCGCTTGCTGATGGCTTCGCTCTGCTCGGCCAGGATCGCTCCCATGAGCGCCTGATACTTGCCGCCCGTCCATCCGTATTTCTGTTTGATGCGGTCGAGGTGGAACTTCGCCACTTACTGCCCCATGCTCCCCGGCATCACCGCGAGATCCTTCCCGCACACGGGGCACTTCTGCACCTGCTTCGATCGCAGCAGGTCCTCGTTCCCCGCGCACACCTTGCACGACGCCGCGACGTTCGCCGCCTGGAGGTTGGGGTCCGCGGCCGCCACCGGTGCGCCCGGCTTCCCGCCGCGCTGCGCCGGCCTTCCCATGAGGTCCTTGCGCGCCTTCATCAGCCCCGCGCGGTCCAGCTTCTCGTAGTACCGCCCGTCTTCGGAGAGGTGGTCCAGCGCGATCTGCATCGCCTCCTGCCAGTCGTCGGTGTGCTCGAGCTCCTCCATGGTGCCGCCGTACAGCTGCGACCCGTCCACCGCGGTTGACTTCGCCACCTTCACGCTCGCCGCGAACACGAGGCACCGCTGGATGACCTTCGCGGCCCTGCGCGCGGCCCGGATGAAATCCGCCCGCGTGATCGGCTCCCACGATGCCGGCTGCTCCTCGATGGGGTTCGCCACCTGCGGCCGCCCCGCGCTTCCCGGCACGATCTTCTTGCGCTGCTTCGGGATGGTCACCGCCACGTCCGTGTCGGTCATCTCCCGCTCGCCCGCGTGATCCTTTCGCGCCCTTGCCATCCCGCCCTCCTCGTCCTGCACCGACCCCAGGCCGATGCGTCCCTTCGCATCCAGCCCTTTGTCCGTGCTGCCCTCGGCCATGGTGTCCACCGTGCCGAGTGACTTGTTCGCGTTGCGGAATATGCCGTAGCACTTCCCCAACGCCTGCTCTTGCGTCGACCCCTCGCCCATCACCTCGGGCACGCACCGAGAGACGAACTCCTGCTCGCTCTCCCCTTCCTTCGGCTCCGGCATCGCTCCACCCTCCTCGGCGGTCACCGTGTGCCACGACGTCACCGCCTTTTCCACCTCTGCGCCCGGCTCGCGAAGGTGCTCCGCCGCGTCGAAGTTCGACCGGTGCACGATCACCAGCCCCTCGTCACTCCAGTGCTTGCTCCGATCGTCAGACACTCAAGTCCTCCGCCACCTGCACGTCGAGGATGAGGTATCCCGGCCCGGGCTCCACGCCCATGATCCGGAATCCCTGCCCTCGCGGGAACAGGTGCTCTCGCTCATGTGCGAAATTGCCATTTCCCACGTCGTACAGGGGCACCGCCTTTGCCTTCCCCTTCACCCGGAACAGGCAGGACGCCCCCTCGTGCGTGATCGGCCCTCCCGTGCTGCTCATGAATCCCTTTGCCTTGTCGTGGCTGGTCGACGTCCCGAAGTACCCCTGATCCATGAACGTCGTGCCCACCATCATCTTGGTGAGCACTTCGCCCCACGTCAATTTCCCTGCCGGCGTCTTCTCGTCCCACTGATCCGTGGTAAACGAGAACTTGGGTAGCCCCAGCCCCTTGAAGTAGTTCCCCACGAACGTCCGGCCGACGCCGCGGTACAGCGGCGCCTTGGCCACGCTCTCGATATCCCACTCCGGCATCTTTCCGATGTACGAGTCCAGCGCGTCCATGACCGCCTTCTGATTTGCCGTCGGCTGCCCATATCCGCGCAGTGGCTTGTTCACCACACCCGAGTCGGCCTGATACGCGTCGACTGCATCGCGCTCTTTCTTCCGGATCTCGGGCAATTCCAGTTTGAGCACCATTGACTTCTTGCCCGCCGGTTCCACCACCTTGCCGAAATTGTGCTCGGCCTGCGGCTTCTCCTTCTGCCCCTTGGCCCATCCCTTCATGTACTCCAAGCGCTGCGCGATCGTCTGCTTCAACGCGGGGTCATGCACCGCCTGGAGGATCATCTCCTTCTGCCCGTACAGCTGCCCGATCTGCTCCTTCACCTCGTTGTCGGTCAGGTCGCCGAATGCCAGCTTGCCCGCCAGTTTCGCCTTGTCACGCAT